GGGGTTATAAACAATTTTGGTTCACCGGCATCATTTACTGATCTTAACTCATTAGCCAATTCACAGATAAATATGATGTGCGTTAAAAATGGTATAACACAAATAGTGGGGAATTTTTCAGCACAACAGGCCAATGACCAATTGAGATTCCTCAGTGTGGTGTTCTTAACCATTTGGCTTAAAAGGACATTAAAACCAACACTGGAACAATATCTGGAAGAACCCAACGACCCCATCACCTTCAAAAAGATATACTACCATTTGAAACAGCAATTGGATAAGTTAACCTCTCCTGATTATAGGGCAGTATACAAATACGAATACTATGGTGATCAGGATGCAGATACCATAGATGATCTGCAAATAAACCTCAAGACAGATGTTCAACAGGGTAGGTATAAAATAAACCTTAAAATATGGCCTATACCATCAATGCAGGAACTTACTTTTAACCTCATGTTGGTTCAGGGTGAAGGGGTTTATATTTCTTAATTGATAACCTATAATAATATAAAGATATGGCTAATTTTAGTAACCCGAGAAAGAAGTTTAATTTCTCAATACAAATTACCCCAGACCCCATAAACCCTTTTCTTTTTCAGAAGGTGACTGTTCCTGATGCAGAAATAAATCAGGATAAACATGGGGATAGTAACCATGATATTAAGACGGCAGGCAGGGTTGATTATGGCAATATAGTAGCTGAGAAATTACTTACCGCAAGTAGTGGAGATAACTATATGTGGTCATGGTTTGATACCTGCCAGAGTTCTATGATTGGTGGAGGATCAGTTCCTGATATCTACAAAAAGACCATTATCATTACGGAGTTTGCCGAAAATGGTGTTACAGTTTTAAATACTTGGCAGGCTTTTGGAGTTTGGCCATGCAAACTCAGTGGTATGGAATTCAATAGAACTAGTTCAGAAAATTCTGTCGAGACAATAGAGTTTTCTGTGGATAAACTTTCCAGGATTTGATTATACACGTTCCTGTTTATTGAAGGGGGGATCGATAGATCCCTCTTTTGCTAGAATGGGTTATATGTATAACCTAATTAATACTATTTAAAATAAAATCATGAAAGACCCTGCTAAATTACATGAACTTTTTGGAGAAACGGTTTCATTAATAACCCCTTCTGGGTTTAAAATTGTTATTCGCCAACAGACTGGGGATGATGATGATATTTTGTCAAATGCCATATCAACCAATGATGGTACTTCAGTAAATAAGTTTATTACAAGCATAGTAGTTGATTCTGACATTGTACCACTAGGTAAACTTATAGAATCTGATACCATCAAAATGAAATTATGTGATAAATATTATATCTTACTTGCTAGTAGGATATTTTCATTGGGTCAGATTATGAAGTTTGAATTCAAATGGGATGATTTACCAGCTCCTATATCATACGAAGAGGACCTTTCAAAATATATCTGGGATTATAATGATAAGGATTTTCCATTAACCCCTGATGATCCAAAATACTTTGAGTATCGTATTAAACCCCACCTTTTCCAAAAAGATGAATTAAGGGAATTTACTATAAGTTCTGGTAAACAATTAAGGTACCGTTTTTCTAATGGTGATAGTGAATTATACATGCTTAAATTACCCATAGAATCCAGAAGTAAAAATAAGGAATTATTATCAAGAGACCTTCATTTAAAACTTAATGATAAATGGGTTAAAGTAGAAAACTTTAAGAGTTTTACTTCTACTGAGATGTTAGAAATAAGGAATGTTATTTATGAAGAAGATCCTGACCTGGAATTATTTACAGAATTAGAACACCCAGTTAACCACAACAAGATTCAATACCCTATAATAGCTACTACCGATTTTTTCTTTCCACGAGAAATATAGAAACGGAATACTTTTATATTTCTCAGAATAAATTATCCTTATCATTTAGTGAATGGAGGAGTTTACCCGTAAAAAGAAGAAAGAAATTTCTCGACCTTTGTGATGAATATCAAGATTATTTAAAAAGTCAAATACCCAAGAAATAATGCAAGGCGGTTCCACTTTAGGTATTGGTATTACCATGTTTTTAAGGGATCAGTTTTCTGGCCCTGCAGCCAAGATTACTAATGCAGCTAAAACTGCTAAGAAATCTGTAGATGAACTATTTAATGAACAACTACAATACACCAGAAATCTTTCTGGTGGTTTAGCGATGGCTGGTGCTGGTATGGTCATTGGTTTAAGTAGAGCTGTTAAAGAAGGTGCTAAATTTGGTTATGAAATGGCTTTCTTAAAGAATGTAACTGCGGCTTCAAACAGAGAAACTAAAACCTTAGTTAATACAGCGCAATCATTAGGTAAGCAATATATGTTCTCATCTGCTGAAGTAACCGAGGGTATGAAAGAGATGGGTAAAGCTGGTATGACAGTTCAGGAAACTATTGCAAATATACAAGCTGCTATTCAATTGGCTGGTTCTACTTATTCCGAATTAGGAGGTAAGGGAGGAGCTGCCGATATTATGGTTAGTGTAATGAAGCAATGGTCTCTTGGGTTTGAAAAGTCAGCAGCTGTTGCAGATTTACTTTCCTATGCTGTTAACGCATCTACTGTAGATGTGGCTGACTTGGCTGAGGCATTAAAATATGCTGGTTCTACTGCTAAGGATACAGGAGTTACTTTGGATGAAACTACTGCTATGATTATGGCTTTAGGAAATGCCGGTATGAAGGGTTCAATGGCGGGTGTTGCAGTCGAGAATGCCCTTAGGTATATGGGTAGAGCCATGGGTAAATATGGGACTGGTCAACAGAGACAAGCTCTTCAAGAAATAGGTATGTCATTACAAGATGTGCAAGATCAGGCCGGTAATATGAGACCTATGGTAGATGTATTTACCAATTTAGGAAATGCCATAGATAAATCATTTGGCCCGGGTATGGGTTTGGCTAAACAAGATGTATTAAATGCCATTTTTGGAGTAAGGGGTAAGAGGTCAGCTTCTTTATTATTAAGAAATTTAAAGGAATTCAAATCGTTTGTTTCAGATATAAATACTAAGGCTCCTGGTAATGCAGCTAAGGTAACAGCAGATATGATGGATACTCTACATGGTAGAATTCTTCAGGTTGGTCATACTTGGCAGGTGGTAAGGGATAACTTTGCAACAGCCATGGGCCCAATTCTAAAACCATTCTTAGGATTAGTTAAGGTTATAGGGGATGTTTTAGGTAAACTTTTAAAAATACCAATACTAGGTAATGCCCTTGCTGGTGCGGTATTTGGGTTTATAGTCATAAAAACTGTATCATTTGCTTTTAAAGCCATACTTTCTGGGATATTATTAATTACTAGACAGATGGATGGAGCTATGACATTATTTACAACTAAATCCATTTTGGGTTGGAATAGGATGACTAATGCTGCTAGGGCTTATTCTACTCAAGCTGGCTATAGTAGTATAGCTGCAACTTTGGCAGGTAGCAGAAGATCAACTGTTGGGGTAAATGCAGCAGGTAAATTTTATGAGAAGTCTACCGGTAAATTTGTTTCTCAGGCTGCTGCTAAAAAAGCCGCTGGTATGATGGGTGGTGGTATATTAGCTGGTGTTGCAGGTAAAGCCGTAGCGGGCAAAGTTGGGGGTAGTATAGCTGCTGGTATGTTAGGTAAGGTAGTTGGTTTCTTGGGTGGTCCCTTAGGTATAGCCTTAAGTTTTATTATCCCTGGTTTACTTAGTATGTTATTTGGGGCTATAAATAAAAACAGAAGCGCAACAGAGGCTAATACAAATGCTCTTGGTGAAAATGGTGGTGATATGCTATCTGGTCATAGTTCTGCAGGGGGGTATATGGCGGCTGTGGAATTTCTTAACTCTAATCAACCTCAAATAGAAACTCTTAGAGCTATGGGAGCTACAAAGATTAATGAGGGACAATTAGGCGATAATTTTATAAAGTCTTTATCTGACCAATTATCTAAGATAACCACTACTGGTACAGCTCCGGTTAATATAACAATTAATTTAGATGGGCGCCCATTCCAGAAGATTGCTTTGGATTTAATTAAAAAACAACAGCTTATAACAGAAATAAGGTAATGGCTACAATACCCGCTATAGATAAGGTTTTAAGTGAGATTACAAGGTGGTCACCAAGTTCTGCTCAAGCTCAGCAGATACAGTGGTCTTTAGATGCTCGTAGAATAATTATTCTAGGTAATAGGATAGTAAATAAAGCCTATTTTAATAACGCTCCAGATAGCGTAGACCATTTTGTGGTTGAAAGGGAAGAATTATCTTCTAAAAGGAATGGTATTTTAAATAACAACCCGAATACCACTAATCACAGTAAATTTATACATAATCCACAACTATCCTCTACTGAGGATTACGTAGCTATTATAGATATAGATAGGGCTGGTGTTAATAATGGGTATTCTGTTATAAAATTACCTTTTATACCCAGGGAATTGGAATATAATATAGAATCAGCATTTGCCTCAATAAAGCCAATAGGTAGGAATAATCCAAAATACCATTATACAGGTTCTGAAGATAGGTTAGAGTTTGAGATAGATTGGCATTCTTTTGACCAAAGCAGACTTGATGTTATATCCAATTGTAGGAAAATAGAAGCTTTAGCAAAAGGGGATGGTTATAGTAAAACTCCCCATAGGGTAATGATTCAGTGGGGTACTGATAATGTATTATTTAAAGACCATATCTTTATAGTAGCACAAGCTTCATATAAACTGGTACAATTTAATAAGGCCCAATTAAACTCTACAACTGGTCAGTTAGAACGTACTGCTATGTTACCAGTCCAGGCATATCAAAGGGTAGTTTTACAGCGCATTACTAGCACTAATTTAACTACTAAAGAAATAGAATATGTAGCACCAAGTAATAATTTACTAGCACCATGATAACCGAGGGATTATATGATCGTGGGTATCTAATAGAGTTTGAAGAGGGAGATATATCTCTTCAGAGAACGTTCTTGTATTACCCTAAATCTGTATATGATAAGTATCATGTGGTAACAGAAGGGGATACTTTACTAACCATAGCTCAGAAGTATTATAATAACCAGGCTTCTTGGTTTGTTATAGCTGATGTTAATTCAGAACTAATAGATGATATTTTTGAATTAGTAGTAGGTACATCATTGGTTATACCAGACCTAAATATATTATTCTCAGCTTATGAGTAATCTTTCGGATGGTATAAAATCACCAGTTATCTATTTATATGATCAAATGGGTAACCCTTTAGCTAATTCTTTAGATGTAGGAGAATTAGGTATAGTGGAATTTACCTATGAGTATGATGATGAGGAAGAAGATAAATGTAGTATAAAAATACAGGCATCTTCATATCAATACATTGATGGCCTTGATATTCAAAGGAATGATGTTTTAAAGATTAGATGGGGATATATGGGTGGACCACTTAGTCCTGTAGTGGGTGTAGCTGTAAGAGATATAAAAAGTAAATATGGGCCAAATATAATATATACTGAGTATCAGTGTAGTGATTTATCTACATATCTTAAATTAACACGGGAAGATGTAGAGGCTGAACTCTCTTTAATAGATTACATTAAAGGCAATTGCTCTAGTATAGTTAACGTGGTTATTCAAAGTGGCACCGATATACTTTATAAACAAAGTATCCAAAAACAGGAGGAAAATGCCCCTATTTATTTAATACCAGAAAAGGAAGAATTAGAAGTTGTATTTAATCCCATATTTAGGATGGGTACTAATAGTCAGATTCATGAAGCTGAAAATGACATGAGGACTAATCTTGGGTTACCAATTACTTTCCCTTTACCTAGTGGAACTAATGAACCTGGTTATTGGTATTGCCGACCTGAGAATGAAGTTAGGAAATACTTCGAAACACCACGAAATTTAAGTGGTGCTAATAAATCTCCATATACCTTAATAGCAGAATATCTAAATGAATGCCCTTATGGCCCATGGTTTATTACAGGCAGAGGTAATACCTTACTTATACATAATAGGAATTTAGGTAATGGTATATTTAGAACCTATCATTATGGACAAGAGCCAGGTTCATTGATGGATTTTTCTGCAGAAACAAAGTATGATAGTTTTGAAAAACAAAATATTTCTGGAGCTGGTTTGGACCCAATAACTAAAGCCGCTATATATCTCGAGGAATATATAGATATACTATCAAAGGCTAGAGATATCAAAACCATTATAGATGATAGAACAATTACCCAAATACAAAAGAAACAAGAGATTTCGGATTGGGTAGCTTTAAGAAGAGGTGCTTATCAAAGGTATAAGATAGCTAGAATAAGATATGGTCTTCATAGAGAACTTAACCCATTTGAGAAATATTTACCGGATAGCAATACTCCGGTACCTGGTTCTAATGTTGTGAATATTAATAAAGCAATAGGTTCAAGGATGGGAGAATATGCCTTAGCCCCAATACCAGACCCTATAAAACCGGGTAATATATTGCCAGGTTATATAGGAGCTATGAATGTATATATTCAACCGGTCGATGATTTAGTTGATCTTAGGATAATAGCTGATAATCAGTTAAGGAGATTGCAAATGGATAAGGAGGAAGCTACTATGATAATAGAGGGTGATCCTTATTTAATGTCAGAACAGGTAGTAGCTGTAGATGGTATACAAAAAAACCATATAGGTAAGTATTATATTAAGACTTGTGAACATCAATTAACTGAACAGGGCTATAAGGTAACATTGAATTGTTTAAAGGTTAGGGATGAAGCAATTATAAAGTCTTATAAGACAGAGACCAATTCTACTTTAACAGAATATGGAGAAGCCCAGGAAGAACTTATAAATAACTATTATAAACAGGAAAACATCTTTAATAATTGGGATATAGAAATGTGGTTTGAAACAATAACACAAGGGGCTCAACTAGGTGGACCTTTATCTCAATCACCACAGGCTATATCTTATGGTAGGTTTAATCTAAATGATTTATTAAATGATCCTACTATAAACAATGACCAGATAATTGCTGAAATATGGCAATATGTAAATACACCTGGGGTATCCATTTCTTATAAGAAAAATCCAGCTAATAGCCCAGAATCAAGATGACTTTACAGGAATTTGCAAAGGCCTTATTAAGGCAGGGTTTAGAAGCTATAGGTAAATACTATTCTGTTTATCGAGGGTATGTCATTGATAATATAGACCCTGAGGATATGGGTAGAATACAGGTTAGGTTACCTGAAATAAGTAGGGATAAGCCACTTATAAAATGGGCCTATCCAAGGGGGGTATTTTCTGGTAACGGCTATGGTCTTCAGATTTTACCTATGAAAGGGGATATAGTCTGGGTAGAGTTTCAACAAGGTAATTCTAGATTTCCAGTATGGTCTCATTCCCATTTTACTACCGGAGAAAAACCAAGTGAATTTATTTCTCCTCAGATTTATGGGTTTAAAACTCCTAAGGGGCAACTAATAATTATTGATGATCGTGATGATATAGAACAGATAATTATTAATCATGGATTAAATCAGGGGTTAGTTAAGGTTATAGAATTAACTGATAGATTAAATGTTATAGAGGATAAGATAAATGATCATTTAGATCACTATAAGTCTCATATTCATATTGACCCACTTTCTGGTTATACTGGGGTACCCATGGTAGTAGGAGCTAGTCCAGATATGACAAAGGTAATTCCAGAAGATGTTGATAATACAGAACAAACTTATATTGAAAACACAAAAGTATTACACTAATGGCAGGTTATGAGTTAGATCATTTGGTAGATGCTCTCGTAGTTAGTATGGTGGATAATTCTCCATACGAATCATTGTCTTTTAACAATGAGTCAATGCCAGCTTTAATGAGGTCTGCTATGGAGGATGCTATGTTAAGGATAGCTACTCCAATTCATCAACACATAGTGTCATGGTGGAATGAAGAGGGGGGTGGTATATTTCCAGATGAGATGGTTAAGATGACCATTGATGACCCTATTTCAGGCTATTTAGCAGATAAGATAGATGATGTTACTATTAAATATGATTTAGGTACTAATCAGCTATATGTGGCTGAGGTTCCTTTAGCAACTAATTTGATCGTTGGTGGGGTAAGAGTAGGTAATAACCCCTCTTCTATATTATATATGAATGATGGTGAGATTATGGCTAGAGTACAAACTAGCCCTCTTCTCAGTACGTCCGATATAGAAGTACCATCATCTAGGGCAGTTAAATTATATGTTGATGCTTCTATACAGGCTATTAGTGCAGGTGGTTCTTTGGGGGATATGCTTCGTAGTACTTATGATACCGACTTGGATGGTATAGTGGATAATGCAGAGAGGTTAAATAATCAACTCCCAGTTTATTACCTTAATTGGACAAATTTTACAAATACCCCCACTACTATTGCTGGTTATGGTATTACAAATGCCTATACCAAAACAGAGGTAGATGCCCTGACTTGGGATTATAATACAGACCTTATAAATTTGCCTTCTTCTTTACCACCAATAGACCACAATCTAGTATCCGGTTATCATGCCATGACTGGTCTTACACCTGGTTATTTCTTAAAGGCAATAACATCATCATCATTTGATTTTGCTGTCCATGGTTTAACTTATACTGATGTTGGAGCTGAGGCTGCCCTGGGTAATCCAGCTAGTGATGGGTATATCCTGTCTTCTACTGCCGCTGGAGTAAGATCATGGGTGACACCATATACTTTGCCGACTACAGTGGTGGATGCTAGTGGCACTCCAGTATCAGGGCAAGTATCTATTTTTATTGATGCAAACACAATAACAGGGTATGCTGGGTTAACCTATAATAACTCTACTGGAGTTTTAGGGGTAGATCATATAATGGAAGCTACTACTTCTCATGGAATAATCGTAGATACCATTCTGATATTACCTGTATCAACAACAAGTTTAGCAAGTTTAAGAATACCGCATGGTTCTGCTCCAACAACACCTACTAATGGTGATATTTGGTCAACCACTACTAGCTTATTTATAAGGGTAAATGGTACTACTATTGATTTAGCTGCTAGTGGATCTACTTATACATTTCAATACTCTATAGCTGAATCTGGAGGTAATGTTAATCTGGTTAATGATACCTCTACACCAGGTAATAGTAAATTATATGGTACCAATAGTTCTGGTGTACGTGGATGGTATGATATACCTACTGCTGGTACCCCTACTGCTCATGCTACTACTCACCAGGATGGTGGTTCAGATGAAATATCTGTAACTGGGTTAGCGGGGGTATTAGCCGATGCTCAAACCCCTATTAATCATGGCTTAGTATCTTCTTATCATACTGCTTCAGGTTTAACTACTGGATATTTTTTAAAAGCCACAGGAGCTACCACGTTTGCATTTGGAGTACATGGCCTTACATATACCGATGTGGGAGCTGCTTCTTCTAGCCATGATCATAGTACTGTATATGAACCACTAATAACTAAAACTACTGGGTATGCCTATTATACAGGTTCTGCTTGGTCCTTCCTTAATGAATCTTATTCTTTAACTACTCATAATCATAGTGCTACCTATGAACCCTTAATAACTAAGGCCACAGGATATGCAACTTGGAATGGTTCTGCTTGGTCTTTCCTTAATGAAGCTTATTCTCTAAGTTCTCATAACCATGATATCAGTTATATTTCTATTGTTGCTACTCCTACTACAGGCAATTTCCCAACTTTAACAGCTGGTGGGGAATTACAGAATAGTACTTATAATTCTTCTAGTTTTGCAACAGCAGGACATAACCATTCAGGGGTATATCAACCCCTACATGCTAACCTTACTTCATTAGCTGGATTAATTTATAGCTCATTGGCTTTTATTAAGATGTCAGCTTCTGGTACATTTACGTTAGATACAAATACTTATTCA